GGTCCATTCCACAATGCTCGACATGTTCAAGAGCTTGAAAAGATGGGTAAACAGAAGGAATTCGACGATGACACCATGAAGAAAACAACCAAGGAAGAAAAGGAGAAGCTCAAGTTTCAGTATGAGAATGAGCCCAAACCTCCTGCTCCTGCGGCTGGTCCTGGTGGAAGCAAAAAGCCCGGTGGTGCTAAGAAACTAACACCCAAGGGCAATGGAAAGCCAAACGGCAGACCTAAGAATTCTAAGGATAGTGCCCCTAGAAAACAAAGACAGGCTAAGCCTAAGTCTAAGCCGGGTGTGGCAGAGCTAATCCGTTGGTCAGAAGAGGCTTGGGACAATAGTTCCGAAGTTTTGACTAAAGCATTCTTGGGTGCAAACGAAAAGAAAACAGTACGACAATTAACCAAGGCTCAAGTTAAGCAACTTGAGAACCTAAAGGTTGAAGTATTCACAAATCTGGAGCCTATGGAGCCAGTAGGAAAGAAAGAGGTTTATGCCGTTATTTCTGGGGGTAAACGAGTTCCTCAGGATCTAGCAGAGGCCTTTCAGGAGCACGACATTTCAATAGACACTATGCCCGTAGAAGCATTCCGTAGGAGTGTTATTGGTCACTATGTTGAATCATTTTGGCTCAGCTAAAAACCCATAAAACGAACAATTTTAACATTTTTGTGTATACTTTATTTAGAGGTAACTAATGAAGATTTTCGATAGAGAGAAGCGAGACGGGATTGAAGAGATCGTTAGATCTCAAGCATCCATTCAATACCAGAGTGTTGCAAAGTTGGTTGAGAATCCATATTCAGAACTTAACTTAAAGAACATCTCTGCCGCTATTGCGTCGGCGAATCAAGGTCAGATTGACCTTCACTACCTCAGTACCGTCCTAGTTTCGACTGGATGGAACAAAAACGATGACGTGTTTTTACCAGACCAAGTTTGGGCTGCTAGGAACACACCAGAAGACAAGCCATTCAATCACATGCACGATGAGACAGATATCATCGGGCACATTACGGGCTCACACCTTGTTGACCTTAAAGGTAACGCTATTTCTAGCGAAACACAAGAGGCTCCTAGTGAGTTTGAGATTATTACCGAGTCTGTTCTTTATAAGCACTGGAACGATGCAGAGCTTCAAAAGAGAATGGACAGTATCATTGCCGAAATTGGTGAAGACGCTTGGTATGTCTCGATGGAATGTTTATTCTCAGGATTCAACTATGCTTTGCTTTCTCCAGAGGGTGAACACATCCTACTACAGAGAAACGAATCGACTGCTTCTTTAACGAAGCACTTGAGAGCATACGGCGGAGTAGGAGAGTACCAAGGCTACAAGGTTGGTCGGGCACTTAGCGATATCGCTTTCTCAGGAAAGGGACTTGTTAGTCAGCCAGCTAATCCGCGTAGCGTTATTCTGAAATCAATAGCTTTCGAGCTAAGCGAAACAGATTTTACCGATGACGACATATTCACTAAGGGAGAGAACCAAATGAGTGATGTTTTAGAAAAAACAGTTGCTAAACTTGAGAAGGAATTGGCTAGTGCCAATGAGAAGTTCGAGAAAGCAGCTAAGGACGCCGAAGCAGCAAAGGCGAAAGAAGTTGAGTCAATTATCAGTGATAAGGACGCAGCTATTGCCAACCTGAATGAGAAGTTTGAAACAGTTTCTAAGGAAATTGAGACTTTGAAGGCTGAATTAGCTAAGAAGACAGAAGAGCTTGCCGCTGCACAAGAGCAAGTACAAGCCGCTGAGAAGGCACAGAAGACTACAGCACGAGTTGCTAAGTTGGTTTCTGCTGGTTTCACAGAAGAAGAGGCTAGTGCCGAAGTTGCTGACTACTCAGAAATGAGTGACGAAGGCTTCGACAAGATCGTTGCTAAGTTTGAGAAGTTCAAAAAGAAGGGCGACGAAGACAAGGACGACGACAAGAAGAAGAAGGACGCAGAAGCGGCCAAAGACGACGAAGATGCTAAGGCTAAGAAAGAAGCCGAAGCTAAGAAAGAAAAGGAAGGTAGCGAAGCTACTGCCGACACTTTTGACAGCACTAAGGCTGACGAAGACGTTGTCAATCCCGTCGAAGTTGACGAAATGGAAGCAACGAGAGCTAGTGTGTCCAACTGGATGACTAAGATGCTCGACGTTGAAGACAAAGACACAAACAGCAAGTAACCCACGGAGAAAAGACAATGGCTCTAAAACCAGACAGATATGAAGCACGTACAGACATTAGTTTCTACTACAATGCTGGCGTTGCAGAAAGAGGCGGCATCCTATGTTACGGACCAACTACAGGTTCAGGTGCGGCAATGGATCAAGGCGTAAACCTTGTTCAATACGAAGCGGCAGTTTCAACAAGTAAGCCAGTCGGCATCCTGTTGAATGATGTTGTTAACAAGAACTTAGTCAGAGAACACCTGAACGTCTACAGAGACGAAATTCAACTTGGTGGTAAGGTTACTGTCCTACGTGGCGGTTACATTGTTACCAATATGATTGACGCTGTTGGTGTTGCTGGCGGGGAAGTAGCTTATGCTAGTACCGTGAACGCTGGCAACTTGACAAACTCTGGCGACCCTACTCACGCCGTTGGTGAGTTCATGACTGCCAAGGACGAAGACGGCTACGCTAAAGTAGAAGTCAACCTACCACGAAACTAACCAACAGGAGAACATGAGAAATGGCTAAATTTGAAAAACCTGATGCAGCAACTATTAAGTTGCTTGCTGACACAGGTCACGAAGACTATAACGTTGCTGTTGCTGCTCAAAGAGAGTTCGCTAAGGCATTTGAAACCCCACTAAGAAAGGTTATCCTAAGTGGTGACATTCTTGATGGTATTTATTCACCTATTCCATTGGAGAAGGGAGACGTTGCGGAATACCCAACTGACCTTATTGCTCCTGGCATGGAAGGCGAGCATGTGGCTTACACCAGTCCTGCTCACGGTAGAATTCCTGAGAAGACCCTGGAAAGTGATTACATCTCGATCCCAACCTATCACATTGCATCGTCAATTGACTGGTTGCTAAAGATCTCTCAAGAAGCTAAGTGGGACGTTACCCAACGTGCTATGGAAATCTTCAAGAACGGTTTCGTTAAGAAGATGAATGACGACGGTTGGCACACGTTGCTAGCTGCTGGCGTTGACCGTAACATTTTGGTTTACGACGCTGACGCTACCGAAGGTATGTTCACCAAGAGATTAGTTTCTCTAATGCAAACCACAATGCGTAGAAACGCTGGTGGTAACAGTGCATCGGGTGGACGTGGTCGTTTGACCGACCTTTACGTTTCGCCAGAAGCTCTGGAAGACGTAAGAAACTGGGGAATGGACCAAGTTGACGAAGTAACACGTAGAGAAATCTACATTGCTTCTGAGAATGGTGCCCCTATCACTCGAATCTTCGGCGTGAACATTCACGACCTGGACGAGTTGGGCGAAGGTCAAGAGTACCAAGAGTACTACCACAACCAGCTTGGTGGCAAGGTACAAGAGGATGACAGAGAGTTGGTTATTGGTCTTGACAGAAGCACCAACGACTCGTTTGTTATGCCTATGAAGGGCGAAGTACAAGTCTTTGAAGATCCTACGCTTCACAGATCGTACAGAGTCGGTTACTACGGTTGGGTTGACGCCGGTTTCGGGGTATTGGATAATCGCCGGATCATTCTCGGCAGTTTCTAACTCAATAAATTTTGAAAAAACGTCCACTTTTGGGCGTTTTTTTTTAGACTTTGGTGTATAATATGGTTGGAGAGAGAATTTTTCACAAACCATAGGATACAAAATGTTATTAAAAGAAAAGACAAAAACTGAACTGGGAATAGATATTGACTCTCTTTCTCAAGGTTCCCACAAGAAGGTTTACGCACAATGTGATTATTGTAAATCCGATTATCTTGTTCAATTTAAGAATAGAAACGGAAGTTACAAAAAATTCCCTAAAGATTGTTGTATAAAATGTAAGTTCAAAAAAAGAGAAGAAGTTTCATTAGCAACTCATGGTGTCAAGAACTCTGCACAAAGAGAGGATGTTAAAGAAAAACTTAGAACTTTCAATATCGAAGACTATATAGATCAAATAAGAGATTTAGCATCTAAAGGTTTCAGTTCTTATAAGATATCACAAAAGTTAAATATTCCTAGTACAAGTCTAGAAAGGTTTTTAGAATCTACAAAACTAGATTTTTCAGTAGTTAAAAACAATAGAGGTAGAACTACAAAAGCCGCTATGATAGATAAATATGGGTTAGAATATAAAAAAATACTTGCAGACAAGTTAAGAATAATGTCTAATAAGTTATATGCCGTTGATAATTACTTTCAATCTGAGGAAATTAAGGAAAAATCTAAACAAACAAATTTAGAAAAATTTAGAGAAGACCATTGGAATAAAGTTGAAAAATTAAAAAAGAGAGGTTCCGAGAACACATTTTCGAAAGAAGAAACTAAAAGTAAAATAAAATCAACAAATTTGGAAATATACGGTCACGAGAATCCAAACTCTTCCATAGAAATAAAGGATAAATCAAAACAAACACGAATAAATAACGGAAACGAATACAGTTTTGAAGGTATTAGTATAAAAGATATGTGTGACATTACTGGTTATTCTATAACTAGAATGAGAGATCTTATTAAAATGTATGGACACGACGCTGCTATTAAAATGTCTCCGTTTCAAAGTTCTTTAGAGAGTGCGATTGAAGAGTTTATAATTAGCTTAGATCTTTCTTATGAGAAACAATTTAAAGTAGAAAGTAAAAGTTGTGATTTTAAGGTTAACAATATACTCATAGAATGCGACGGGCTATATTGGCACACGGAAAAGAATCTAGAAATAAATAGAAAAGTTGACGGACAAAGGTATCATTTTCAAAAAAGAGAACTTTATAAAAAACATGGATACCGGTCATATTTCTTTCGCTCAGACGAAATAGAAAACAAGCTCCCTATTGTTAAATCTATTATCATAAACGCCCTCAGCCTCAATTCCGTAAAGTTTTATGCTAGAAAGCTCACTTTTCAGGAACTCACCAATAAAGAAGGGTACGAATTCTGTCAAGAACATCATCTTATGGGCGGTCACAAGACTGTAAGTAAAACATTCGCCCTCATGAACGGTAATATCGCCCTAAGCGTCTTCCAGGTTAAAAGGCTTGGTAATAGAAAGGGTTACGACCTGTCCCGTTTCTGTACACTTCCAGAGACAACGATAGTGGGCGGATTTAGTAAGCTTCTATCTGGATTTGAAAAGATTTCCAAACCCAATCGTTTTCAGACCTTTATAGATCTTCGTTATGGTTCTGGAGACTATCTTGAAAAACTAGGGTTCTCCCAAGAGTCCTGCTCTCCCAGCTTTAACTGGACCAACGGCGTAGAAACCTTTCACAGGATGAAATTCCCTGCATCTACCGGTTATGATTACGATATGGTTAAGATATGGGACTGTGGACAACGCAAGATGGTTAAGAACTACTAGTTCGCCCTACTCTTTATTTTTACAAAGCCATTATGGGTCAAGATCTTTTTAGGTCTTGGCCCTTTTTTGTGTATAATACAATGTAAACAAATAGGATTTTCACAGAGGGAGACAATATATGACCGCTCTATCAGAGTATTTGCAATCAAGAGTACAAAAGGCCTTCTTTCATGGCCAAACCCTAGAATTGCCTTCTAACATTTCCATTGCCCTGACCACAGATCTTGCAGAAGACAGTCAGGATGGATCGAGTATCCCAGAAGTTCCAGAGTCAATCAGTAGATCCGGCGTCATTGATGGCGTGTCTGGAGTATATGACTACGAAACTGGATACTCAAGACTTGACATTTGCATCCCACAAATCAACGGGACTGACCACTGGGCTTATACCGAAGGTGGAAACATTAGCAATGTTAAACAACTAGTGTTTGACACATGTAGAGAAGCTTGGGGTACTGTTTCTGGTATTGCTGTACTTGACAGTGATGTATACGGATCAGGCAATCTACTTTTCCATGGCGAACTCGAAGAACCAAGAAGAGTCTTAAAAGGAGACGCACCTAAGTTTGATGCGACTGTCCTAGAAATCTGCCTAAGCTAAAAGAGGTCAGCCATGCCGATCAAAGACAAGAACGTACTAAGGGCAGAAATAGAAGAAAAAATAGAGGATAATGAACAGGGCCGAGTGTCTCCAGAAGATATTAGATCGGCCCTTCTTGACATTATCGACTCCAATCATGTGCTATCAGTAGACAAGAACCTTGTTGCTGCTAATCTATCGTCTATTGACGTTGGAAACACATATCTAGGAGAAGAGTCTGCCACAAAAAGAGACGTAGAATACAACACTTCCGTGGGTTATTTTGCCCTTCGTGCAAACGATGGGGATCAAAACACCGCTGTGGGTGCTTATGCGTCTGCATGTAATATCTTTGGAAGTGGGAATACTTCTTTAGGTTATTCAGCCCTTGGTAGCAACTTTGACGGCAATAACAATGTGGCCCTTGGCAAACACTCCTTGGGTAGAAGTAAGAACGGCAGCTTTAACGTTGGCATTGGCCACGGTGCTGGTTACTACATTGACGACAATGATAGCTACAAGTTTTACCTTGGCTCTCACGACATTGATGAATCTGGAATGTGTAATCATCCAGATGGCATCGACGGTATGGCTCCGCTTCTTTATGGAGACCTTCTAAACGGCACTCTAGTCGTTGGCTCTGACGATATGCACGATCAGGGTGCCCTACAGGTTAATGGAAACATTACTCCCGTTAGCAATAGTGGAACAGACAACCTTGGCTCCTACGACTACCCATGGAACAAGGCATACGTCAAAGGAATTGACTCTAACGAGACTTTTATTGAGTCATGGAGAGACTTTAATCCTCGACAAGCTTCTACTTTTAATCTAGGCTCAGAAGATAAGCCCTGGAATCACTTACATGTAGACAGCTTGCACGTCAATAGCCTAGCTGACTTGACAAACGTTAAGTATGTTCACATTGAAGACTCTACATTCTACGACAAGCAGATCCATCTTGCTAGTAGCGGCGTAGACTCAAACAACAACGCAATGCCCTATCTTACCGACGAAGGCGTTGATGGTGCTGGACTTGTAGTAAGAGCTAGTGGAACAGACTACCTAAGATCTTATTCTTGGACTTACAAAGCCCCAGGCCTTGACTGGGAATGTCCAGAAACAGAAAACGCATACTCCAGATCTGCATGGTTATCAAACATTAGTGTTGAAATCATGGATGGCAACCAATTGAAAACCCAAAGAGTGATGAGTTCTGACTCATTAGCTTTAGTTGGTGGTGGTTGTTACGGATTCTTTATTGATGGAAAGGTCGTACTAGGCACCCAGGGCGACAAGGACGCCCTTGATAACGAATACTACAAGCCAGACTACATTAGCTATGCTACCGGAGACTACGCTAACTTTACAGTAAGTCGAGAGTCTGGCATCTTCATGGAAGACAACCTGCTTAGCCAATACGACGGCTCCAGCAGCCTCACAGGTTTCAAGAGAAGATATGTCGACACAGATGACTCATTCTTTGTCCTGTCGTCTCACGCAGGCACTCAGACGCCCACAAGTGAATTTGTTTCGATGCGAGACAGATCGGCTTTTGGTTTTTCTGACCAACCGAATTTTAGACCAGAGACCCTTGTTAACACGAAGAGTAGTGGCGATGCCATCTTTAGACATACTGGTGAGGTATCGTCTAGGATTCAACTTTCTAGTCCAGACAATTTGTTTACAAATGGTGCAGAGATGTACTATTCAAATGAAAATTCTAGGTTTGGAATTCTGACTAAGGAAGGTGATACGGTTCGCCATGCTCTGACTGTTAGCGGGGATCTCATTGGTATCAACCAAGACCCATTTGCTACACTTACAGTGGGCAAAGATAGAAATGCAAATGCAGCTATCTCGTTACAAGAGGGAAGTGGGCAATTAGAAGATAAAGAAGGATGGGGCACTATCTATGTTAGGAAGATCTCTAACCCAGACACGCCAAACTCTGTCTTCTACAGAAATGAAAACGGCGACGAGTTTGACTTGCTTATGTCCTCTGGGGACAAAATGGCTCCAGACAGCGTCTACTACGATGATTACGGTAATACGTTTGTAGGTTATCAGTCTATTGAAGATAGATTAAATCCTACGAGCCAGGGCTACCTTTCTAACAATACAACACTTGGGCACAGAGCCCTAGCAGACCTTTATTACGGCAGCAACAATATCGCTATCGGCCCCAAGGCTGGAGAGGGTATCGTTTACGGCCAGAACAACATCTTTATCGGCTCAGAAGCGGGCCTAGTTGAAGACGACCTTGGTCAAACGTTCTATAACCAATTTAGACTTGGACACAACGACGAAGACTTACTTATGTCTGGGCAGTTACCAACGCCTCAAGATAGGGGTTATGTTTATGTCCAAAGTGACCTTGGTATTGTCAGTAAAGACAACTTAGATAGATTTAGAATGGGCCAGCTTGGTGGAGATACGATCTTCACAAAAGAAAGCTCTGGAAACATCTACTTTAGATACTTTGACGATTTCGTTAGCGGCCCCTTGGTTATTAGCGAATCGGGCATCAAGACTCCAAGAATCGAATTTAACGACGGCACTTACTTCGACACCTCTTATGGTGTTAAGTTTGAAGCTGGCAATGCTATCTCTTTCACTCCAGAAAGCGGAACAGACCGTAGAATTATTGATGTAGACTTTGATAAACTAGATCCAAGCGACGAAATGTATCAAGATACATACGTTATGGTTCAGTCTTCTGGAGAAAACTACAAAAGTTCTATCCTTAACATTGCTAGGTTTGTCAATCCAGATAATCCTGAGATGTTCTTTGACTGTGGTGGCGGATATAACATCGTCGTATCAAGAAACTCAGACGTAGATAACTCTAAGAACTGCAACAACCTCGTTGGCGGCTTTAAGGGCGGTCACAATATCGAAGGCTTTACAAACAGTTTGATTCTAGGTTCTAAAGCTGGCGAACAAGCCACCATGCAGAACCCAGACCTTTCTATCGACATCGCCGCAGTGTTCTTGGGATACAACGCAGGTAGACAATCACACAATGCTGATAATTCTATCTTTATTGGCCCTTCTGCTGGACAACATTCAGAGTATTGCGACAACTCTATCTTCATTGGAAACTCTGCGGGACAATCTTCGTTCTCTTCTAAGTCTATTGCTATGGGTGACAACACCTTAGTAGACGTAGACGGAGAAAACAACCTAGAGATTGTAGCAGACCACAGACCTAACAATAGGCTTATCAATGGAGAGATGAGCAATAAGTTTAACGTACAAGGGGTTATCGCTGGAGACCACTGCTCAGGCAGAGTTTCTGTTGGTGGTGGAGCTAGAGTATTCCCTAGTGCTGCATTAGAAGTTGCTGCTGGATTTGGAGATAACGAAACACCCCTACAACAATGGTTTAATGGGCAGGGCAACCTTGTCGCATATATGGACCAACAAGGAAACTTGGTGTTGAAAGGCTCCATCGCACAAAACAACTCTTACATGGGTGATACCAACCTGTCACCAGCGGCACAGCTTAACCCAGACATCTGTGGAAATACCAACAGCACTGGCAACTCTTCGGACCAAGGAAACGGAGGCGGAACTGGAAACAACGATAATCCTAGTACTGGATATTCAATTTCAGCTTCATCTTCAAGTGTTACTACTGGAGAGTCTGTAACGATGGTTGTTACTAGATTTGGAGGAACGCTAGGCCCTATGGTGTTAAGTCTTAGCTCTAGTGATACTTCTAAGGCAACAGTGCCCTCGTCTTTAACTATTCCAGACGGCGTTAGCAGTTCTGTGTTTAATGTATTGACCAATAACTCTGGAAATGTAAGCATTTCAACGATACACCAAACACTTGGGTCAAAAGTTATTCCTATTGTGATTAGCAATGTTGTTTCAACATCAAGCTTTACCTTTGTTCCAAACTCAAACGTAATTTCTGTTGGAAGCTCAATGTATATCTATGGCTCAAGGAGCGGTGGAGACATTAGCCAACCAGAAACGCTGTCTATTAGTTACTCAGGAAGATCTTCTGGACCTTCTACGGTAACCTTTGCTGCAAATCAATCTCAAACATCATTCTTGATAGAGGGAACGTCGGTTGGACTTGCGAACATAACGGTTGGAACAATACCAGTGCAGTTCACAGTTGAGTCAGTAAACAACGCGCCATATTTTAGTGTTAATCCAAGCATGACACCTGGAGACGGCCCAACTGGAACTACGTTCACAGGAAATGACGGAAACATCGAAAACGGAGACCTTCAATCTAGGTCTTGGTTATTAAATGGATCTTCTATTGGAACTGGTTTAAGCGTCACTGTAGGCCAACCTGGAACACTTGTGTACTCTGTTACTGCTGTAAATCTTAGTAGCGGACAAACCGTTACTGCGAACAGCAATGGTTCTGTGGTATACGACATCGTTGACAACACTCCTTACTTCTTATCAAACCCAACAATATCCCCATCTAATGGCACAACAGCCACAAACTTTGAAGGATCAGAAAGCGTTGGTAATGGATTTGTTCAGTCTCGATCTTGGAGATTGAATAGTTCAGAGATTGGAAGTGGTGTTAACGTAGTTTCAGCTAACCCTGGAAATCTAACGTA